GTTCAAACCGTAACGCAGTATGCTGCAATTCAGGCCGAGCGCGCTGCTGCTGCTCAACAAGTAATTAGCACTCAAGCCGTTGTTGCAAATACTCAAGCAACTTTAGCTGCTATTGCGGCTGAGAAAGCTTTGGAAGTACAGCGCTTAAAATCCCAAATCTCTGAAAAAGGCCGTGCTGCTACATTAACTCGTATGGCTGAGTTAAAGAAAATTGAGGCTCAAGTTACTAGAGAGTTGGCAGTAGCGGAAGGTGCACTGGCAACAGCACAAGCTAGATCAGCAGCAGCTGGTGCGGCAAGTGTAGGGATAGGATCACGGCTTTTAGGTTTACTTGGTGGTCCAGTTGGTATTGGGATTACAGTAGCAAGTTTAGCAGCTGGATATCTTTTGATGCGAGACAATGGCGATAAAGCCAATGATATGCTTGAGAAGCAATCGCGTTATGCAGGCATGGCAGCTGATGAACTTATGAAGCTCGAAGGTGCGCAGAAGCGTGCTGCGGAAGGTGAACTGACAAAGCAACTAAGTTTACAGAATGCTCAACTATCAAAATCACAGAACGAGTTTTTATTACTTACCCAATCTATCACTGATAGCAATAAGCAAAGTGCTGAAGCTTATCGAATATGGGCAGAATTAAAAACTGGCGTTATTGATGTAAACCAAGCTTTCAATAGATTAAATCAACTTTCGTTCATCAGTTCGGATCAAATTAACCAGCTGGCTGATAGCAAGAAGAAAGTAGATGAAAACTCAAAAGCTGTTAAACAAACAAACGCAGAGTTAAATCAGGTTCGCGCGTCTGGTGCCAATGCAAAAGCAGGTTTCAATGATGTTAGTCAAGGTGCGAAAGGAGCAGTTCAAGACGTAACTGAGCTTAATAAAAAGCTTAAGGACATCAATAAATCACTTGCAGATCGTAAATGGGATGCAGACTTTAAGTCGGTTTTGATCACTAAATATGGTAGATCAGCAGAAGAAGCAGAGCTTCTGTTACAGACTTATCGAGAAAACCAGAAAAAAGGTTTTGCAGGTGTCACAGTTGAACAAGACAAAATTATTAAAGGCATTATTAGTCAGGAAAGTGCTCTTGATAATCTTGTAAATAAGGATAAGGAGCGCACTAAAGAGCTTGAAAAACAGCAAAAAGTGCTTTCTGTTAATGCCAAAGTTCAGGCTAATGCTGCAAAGTATGGCTTTGCTGGAATTGAGTCAAAGTACAACTTACCAGCAGGCACATTGTCAGCGCTTCATATGATTGAGTCACGTGGTAATGCTAAAGCTTATAACAAATCTACTGGGGCAACTGGTGGATTTCAATTTCTGGAAGGCACAGCTAAGCAATATGGCGTGAAGGACCGTACTGATTTGGCACAGTCAGCAGAGGGTGCTGGCAAGTATATGTCTTATCTTTTGAAGCTCTTTAAGGGCGATCTAGAGAAGGCTGTGCGTGCCTATCATGCTGGTGAAGGCAATGTTCAAAAGGGTAAAGGTATTGGTAAATATAACAACCAATACTGGAAGGATTATCAGGGCTATATGGCTGGTATTAATGGCTATACAGCTGGCGATATCACCTCTAAAGATTTTGATAAGCTTATTCAAGACGCCACAAAAATGGCAGAAGAACAGGCCAAGTTACGCCTTCAACTGGAAAACGATGTTGCCAATGAAGTGACTAAGATCAGAAATGATCTTGCTAAGAAATTGGAAGATGTCGATAAGGCCAACTTCACCCCAGAACGCAAAGCAGAAATTAAGGCAGAACTTCAAGCGCGTGCTGACAATGATATTGCCATAGCTCAACAAGCTCTTAAAACAAAGCTTGATGACTATAAACAGTTCAACATGACTGAAGAGCAATTACTTAAGGAGAGTTTTGACCGCAAGAAGTTCAATGCGGCACATGATATTGAGTTAAGTAAGAATCAGCGTGATGAGGCAATTAAGTATCTTGATCAGCAATATCAGCAAGAGTTAGGATTATTAAAACTCGCTCAAGAGCAACAATTATTTCAGATTCAACAGAACTACCTGCATGAATCTGATGCTATTGCAAAAAGATATGAGTTAGAGCGAAAAAAAATTGAAGAAATTCGCGATGCAAAAATACGTGCTGGCCTACTTAATGCCTCAGCGAGAGCTGAAGATAATGAGTATGAAAGTCGAAGAAGGGATGCCTTCCAAAATTACCAAGCAATGAGCGCATCGATGAGTGGAGTCCAAGAGTACTACAATCTAGATAAGGAGCTAGAAGGTCGTAGAAAAACGATTGATGATGCCTTGAAATGGAACAATATTTCGGAAGAAGAAGCAAGACAAGCAAATCTAGCAGCCGAGAAAGATTATCTCCTAAAAAGAGTTAAACTTAACTCCTATTATGGTGAGCAGATTGCAGGTTCTATGGTGGGTATGCTGGAGGCAGCAGGTGATAAACAATCAGCAATCTACAAAGCCATGTTCACTGCGAATAAGGCATTTGCAATTGCTCAGTCACTTGTCTCGATTCAACAAGGTATTGCACAGGCGTCCGCAAACCCTTTTCCATACAACTTAGCAGCTATGGCGAGTGTGGCAGCAGCAACTGCAAGCATTGTAGGAAACATTCAATCTGTAGCTGGCATTTTCCACGGTGGTAAAGACTATGTTCCTAAAGAGGCGACTTATCTTCTAGATAAAGGTGAACGTGTTGTTTCCCCACGCCAAAACCAAGACTTAACAAGCTTCTTGGCTTCTCAGCGTGAAATGAACCAATACAACGCCATTAACTCCAATCCTACTAATGGTAGTGCAACTGTCCTAGAACCAATCGTGAATGTCTATGTCATGGAAGGACAAACCGCTGACGTGACTAGAAATGATGATGGTTCATTAGATGTTCGCATTAGACAGATTGCTGGAGAAGTTGCAGAACAGGTTTTCTTACAGGGAATTCAAAACCCTAATAGTAGAATCAGCAAGGCATTCAAGCAAAACTACAATGCAACACCTAGACGGCAATAATTGGTAGCCACTTCGGTGGCTATTAAATTTATTCTTTGATAGATTCTAATCTTCTTGATTAAAATTTATGGGAAAGAAGAATGAGTAGAAATGATACTAATTTATTGATAAAAGCAATTTCAGAAAATGCACATCGAAATGAATCTTACCCAGATTTCTATGTAACAGTCGGGGTTGGTGGCAGCGTAATTACTGGTACTGCAATCAGTGAAGAAGAATTTTTCGAACTCGAAGAAAATTCACTTTGGAAGGAATTCTTTTATTCCCATATCAAAGAGCCAAGAGAAGAGATAATTAAAAAGTTAGATGATGGTGAGGAAATTAAATTTCCAGACTCACTTAAAGAACATTTTTTGTATCTTAAAGATGCAAAATATATTCAAAACTCAAAATTGTTCCCAGCTGCGGGCAGACCATTAAGTATTCAGATCCGTGTTTCTGATATTTCAACTTTAAGCCTTGTTGAATTTTGTCAGGGCAAGCCTGCTGATGAGCAAAACCCTTAATTAAAAGTACAGGCATAAGAGAAGAACCGTAAGCGGTATGTAAGTAAAACCGTTTGACGTATCACGTATAAAAGAGAACAAACGAAGAGCTGCCTACGGGCGGCTTTTTTAATGCGTGGAAATCGGGCCGGAGGAAACTCCAAACAGGTTTCCATATCCTAAATAAGCAAAAACCCCAGTGTTGGAAGCACCGAGGTTTTTAAATCAACTTAACCAGAGCAAGATTAAGGAGAAAAACAATCTATATGGAAGATTTTATCAAATTAATTTATTGGTGTCTAAAGGAAATGAATGAGATGAAAGCATGGCGCTTTGTTGCGATCCTTATCACTTTGATTATCTGTACATATCTTTGGAAAATGTAATGAAACTAAATATTTAAACCGACCCTAAATGAGGTCGGTTTTTTTATGAGGCAATTATGAACACATTAAAATATTGCTCAACACAAGAAGGCTATTCTGTCGCATTCCAAAGTGGGGTAGTTTCTCAGGAGTTAGACGGTGGAGCACCACGTAATAGAAGGCTGAGTAAAAATAGTTTTCACACTGTTAGTGTTCAATGGAAGGTACTTGAAGCTGGATTTCAATATCTTGATGCGTTCTATAACGTTTGGTCTGAGACTCCTGGTCAAAGATTTAATGCTTCACTTCGGGTAAACGGACCTGAGTTTAAGCCATACGAATGCTTATTTGTTCCAGATAGCTTCCAACTAACGAGCATACAAGGCCCAGTTTACACTGTGACAGCTCAATTACGAGTTAAGCCGATTGTAGATTCGGAGCTAAACAAGATTATTGTTGAAGCTGGTAATGATGGGCAAGACTTAGCATCGTTATTCAACCCACTCGAAAAACTGGTAAACGACGATCTGCCAAGAGCGATGGAGGGTATTTAAATGCCTGACTATACATCCTTCTTTCTTAACTCAAGCAGTGGTGTGGTGCCATTGGAATGTGTTGAGATTTCTCATCCAGACTTTACTGAGCCTTTCCGGTTCGTCAAAAACGATACAAAAGGCGTGACAGTTAAGCATGAGGTGGCAGGGCCAGATGTTACTTATGAATATCAACCAATGTCAATTCAACGCTCTACAGTCACAAACGACCTTGATCAAAAGCTTAGCCTAACCATTGCCGATGTTGACGATGAGCTAATTAAATCAGTTGTATCTGCTCGTTTAGGTACTAACTGGAAAGTTAGACCATCCGTTAAATGGCGGCTTTATCGTGACGATGATCTAACAGCGCCTATGGTTTCTTTACAGACCTTAGAGGTAGCGACTTTATCTAAAGATGGCTCTGGCAACTGTACTTTTGATGCACAAGCGCCAGAGCTTAATAGCGTAAAGACAGGTGAGATTTACTCATTAGAGAGATTCCCACTGTTGCGGGGCATGATATGAACCTAGACCATCTACATAGTCGCGTTTGGACCAAGAACTACACCTGCAATGAGTTTTTATGTGAAGCATGGAAAGATGTTACTGGTCGTGACCTTAAAAAGCGCCTAGACAGATTTTTAAATGGAAAGGGTAGTTTTAAGAAGCTCAAGGAACCCATTTCCCCCTGTATTGTCTTTTTCACGAATGGCAAAAGAAGCTCAACACATGTTGGGCTTTTTTATTGCGACAAGGTTTTGCACTTAACAGGTCGTGGTGTGCAGTACGTTCCACTTGAAATTATTTCCATGAATTTTCGGGAAACGAGGTTTTATAAATGAGTTTGAAAAAAGTCATCATCGTTCCTGATGTTTATGATCGGTCTACATGGTCAGAAGCAGAAGTTGAAGATGTTCTAGCCTATATCTATCAGCAGTTTGATGTGTGGCCTGAGAATGCAAAGATTTATCACAACCAGATTGCAGAAAGTTGTGATGTAACTCCTAACCATCCAAAAAGAATTAATGCGCAGATTGAGCATATACAGACCTTGGAAGGCACTTTCTATGTGGTGATTGAGCCAGCAGAGCCTATCTCACTAGCTATGTGGGTATTTTATGCGATTGTAGCTGCGACTACTGCTTATAGTCTCTACATGGTTTTAACCATGCCAAAGCCTCAGGCACCAGTGGCAGGGTCTTCAAATAATGAACTAGCACAACGCTCTAACCAAGCTCGATTAAATGGACGTATTCCAGATATTTTTGGTCGAGTTCGCTCTTATCCGGATTTAATTGCTCAGCCATATACTTATTTTGACGATGCAACAGGAAAGGAAATTGAATACTGCTTGATGGTGATTGGTCGAGGTTACTATCAAATTAAAGATTGTCGAGATGGCACAACTGAGGTTTCAGGGATTGATGGGGTTAGTGTCTCAATTTATGATCCAGATGTATCCATTGTGAATGGAATTCCAACATATCAAGTTGGAGAGGCTTTCACCGAGCCACCATTATCTGTAATCAAATCAAGCGCAATCAATGGCCAAACTCTGCAATACCCAAATGATCAAAAAATTGAGTCAAGCCTGATTTACTTTCAATACCCAAATCTAATTAAGACATCTGGTTCAACAATTGATTTCACTACATTGTTTACTGCTAACGATATTGTTGCCATTTATAATGCTAGATATGGTGTGCTTGATGTGATGCTATCAGGCGAAATCATGGTGACAAGTTCGGGTTCAGTCATCATTGAATCTACAACCAATATTGCCAATGAGAACACATTCAAAGGTTTGTTACTAACAGGGGCGCTTGTTGATATCTCTACAACATCGGGTGATCCGCCAGAAACAACTGTGACCAAGCGAGACTTGTCTGGTCAGTATGTCATTTCAGGCATTACTAAAACTGCCATTTCAGGTGGTTTTCATTATGAGATTGTTTTGTCAAACCCAAACACAGTGAACTCAAATTGGCAGTATGTGAATGATGACTATACGCTTACATCTGGAGCACTTTTAAATAAAAACACTCAAGGTATTAATCTTGATGGTTCTTATACGATTGCGACAATTACAGCAGATACGATCACGCTTGCACCACCATCATCTGTAAATAATGAATGGGACAAGCTATCAACGCTGCAAAACCAAAACACCACTGGCCAAGACGTTTTAGTGCGTTTAGATGGTTCAACTGACAAGTGGGTGGGGTGGTTTAATATTGCCAAAAATGATGCCACCGGCCTGTTTTACAATCTTGTGTATCCGCAAGGTTTGTATTGGCAGTCACGTTCTGGTCGGCAAGATGCTCACCCAAGCCGCATCAAAATTGAATATCAGCAGATCGACAATAATAACGTACCGTTCGGAGCGATTTATTCAAATGAGTTCTATATTTTTGATAGGAAGCTCACGCAGTTTGGTAAGTCGGTCACCGTTGATTTTCCGTTTACTGGCTCATTCCGATTCCGTGTTGCACGTTTGACAAATGATGATTCAAATGCACGTGCAGATGTCAAAATTAAAGATGTGTTTGGGTTTTCTATCTCGGATAAAGACATTTACAACAATGTGACTGTATTGCGTTCTCGAACAGTTGCTACCGATGGCGCCCTAAGCATCAAAGAACGCAAGCTGAACTGTTTAGTGAATCGCAAACTACCGCTTAATGGAACAGGGCCTTTACAGGTTACACGTTCAGCAGGACAAGCACTCATTAATTTGGCTTTAGATCCGTACATTGGTCGGCGAATCAGTACAGAAGTAGACATTGCACAAATCAATGCAGAGATTGCCAAAGTTAATGCTTATTTCGGTTCAGACCTCATGTCTGAGTTCAATTACACCATTGACGATGACAATCTAAGTTTTGAGGAAATTGCAGGGATGGTGGCAAGTGCTGCTTTCTGTGAGCCGTATCGGTTCGGAAGTCTAACCCGTCTCAAGTTTGAGCAGCCACAAGAAAATGCCGTCTTACTCTTCAATCACCGAAACAAAGTGCCTTTAACTGAAAAGCGCTCTTATACATTTGGTGTGCAGAAAGACTATGACGGGGTTGAGCTTGAATATACTTCTGATGTCGATGATGCGCGGGTTAAGTACATCATTCCGGAAGACATTACGCCTAAGAATCCCTTGAAGATCACCACTACAGGTATTCGTAATGAAGCTCAAGCGAAGGTTAGAGCGTGGCGCGAGTGGAATAAGCTTCGCTACAAGTACATGTCTTGTGAAGTGGAAGTTTTAGACGAGTCTGAGCTTTTGATTCGTAATGACCGTATTTTGGTTGCTGATAACACAATTGTTGATACGCAAGACGGTGAGGTTGAAGCAGTAGATGGTTTGATTATCCAAACCTCTCAGCCATGTACTTTTGAAGTAGGACATGACTATTACATCTTTCTTCAAATGTCGAATGCCACTGTAGATGTGGTGCCATGTACAGCGGGTGCTGATAAATACCATGTAGTGCTTAGCCGTCCGCCAGTACAACCACTTGTAGTTAGTGATGATAGATACGTCAAAACCCTATACACATTAGTTCGAGCTGATCAATCAGAATCTCAGGCATTCATGCTTGAAGAACTTACCCCTCAAACTCAAATGACCAATACGCTTAAGGCTTCTAACTACGATGCCCGATTCTATGAGCGTGACCATGACTTTATTTAATTAATTAACAGAAATCCAAGCCCCTTTATCGGGGCTTTTTTTATGCTTGGAGAAAAGGCAATGGCTGATGAGATCGTTACTAGACAGCAGCTTGTGGATGCAGGTTTAGACGCTGAGAGTTTGCAAAAATTTATTAGTGGTTTAGATAGTGAAGATGTTTTAACTCGTTTGGGGCAGATCTATCCAACATTAGCAAAATTAGTTCGAATGCTAATGGAAACTGGTGGTTGGAAAGCTTACAGCACTGAAGCTGAGTTATTAGCTACAGTTCCAACGGTCAATCCCTCTGTGGGATATGCTTTTGATACTAAAAAGCTTTATAAGTGGGATGGCTCCGTTTGGATTGATGAAGGTTTGAGTATTTATGACCGAACAAAACCCTATATCGATGTTCTTTCAAATACTAACTTCAAGCAATTAAATACTTTTTATTACGCACCCAATAACACAATTATTAAAGAATCTAACTCAGGATTGTTCGCAGTTTCAATTGCAGTGCAAGCTGGCCAAAAATATGTGTTTAAGACAAAGACTTTTGGTGTGGTTGGTTCTTATTATATTGCCGATTCAAGTGGTAATGTGTTGCAAACACTTGCTTCTAGTGAAACTTTAGAACAAGACTATGTAGTTACAATCCCTCAAAATGGCAAAATGCTATATGTAAACTGCACGAAAGATTATGCAGGATTTAAATTATATTTGCTAAATAATGAAATCGTTAATTTGAATTTTGCGGGACTTGGAGCAAATGACTTTCAATTCTTTTCCAATAACAGTGGTGTAATCACAAATACAAATAGCGGGTTTTTCTCAAAGAGTATTGATGTGTCAAGTGGCGAGTTTTATTTAATTCGCACCTCTACATATGGCACGGCCCCTCAATATATAATTGCAGATAGCTCGAATGCGGTTATAACACTTGAGCCTTCTGGAGATCGCGGAAAAGATTTTATTATTCGCATTCCTAGCAATGCATCTAAGCTGTTTGTAAATTGCACTTACGCTTCACGCAACAATTTTAAACTTGAAAAAGTTAGTGATGTTTTAGCGAGAAGTTTGATTGAAGGCGCTTTTGTTCTTGATTACACATTCTTTTATGCCCCAAGTAATATCATTAGAAAAGAGTCAAATGATTCATTATTTGCCTTTGATATTGATGTGCAAGCAGGTCAAAACTATGCTATTAACACCAAAACTTTCGGGGTAGTTGGCGAATATTACATCACAGATAGTGCTGGCAATGTTTTACAATTCAAAGCTGCTGATAGTGTTGATGAAGATTACATCATTACTATCCCCGCCAATGCAGCAAAGCTATATGTCAACTGTACATATGATTATGCTGACAACTTCAATGTTGAAAGAATTTCAAATGCACTTTTAGCAAAGATTCCAGATGTTGACATGACAGTGCGGAGCACATTCCCGAGCTTCAATTACTTTGATAAGTTGAAAGTAAAATGTCCTAATTTTTATCAAAAATTTAAAGATAAAAATGAAGATGTGACAGTTGTTTTAACTGGTACATCATTAACGCAAGGCAATTTGTATGCATCTGATCGTGCTGACGCAACAACTCGACCCGCTGCACTGCATACGAATGATTTAGCAAGTTCAGTATTTGATAAGCTGATAAAACATTGGGATGGTCAAAAATATCGCCGATATGATCATACTGATTTAACTTACTCAAATAGTACATGGGTTGTGACTAACAATGCTTCAGGCGGAATTTGGGATGATTACGCCCATATTAAAAATGGGTTAACGAAGACAACAACGGATGCAAATGCAAGCGTATCAATGACAATCCCAGCTAATGCATGGCAATTCAATTTTGTCTATCGTTCAGATGGGCAGTGTGGTAATTGCACCGTTTCGATTGCAGAGGGTAATAGTAAAGTTGAGGCTTGGAACGGCTCAGCATGGGTAGAAGCAAACGGCTTTGTATTTTCAATGTATGAAGGTCCAGCTACTTCAACAAAAGGAAATACTCAGTATCAGAAACGCCTAAAAATGCGCTGTAAAAATAGGGCGTCTGGTGGCATTAATTCTATCGGCTCAACTAAGCAAATCACTATCTCAAAAGGCAATAACAGCAATAGATTTAATGTTGTAGGCTTTGAATGGTCACAACGTGAATTTATGTTATTTGTTATTAATGGTGCGCGTGGTGGCTTTGAATGGGGAGATCCAAACGGCAATAGACTTGATCAATATCAAGACACAGACATTTGGTCATTTAACCCCGACTTGCTTTTAGCTGAAATTACGATAATCAACTGGGGTGCATCTGAAGCGACAGCAATGTCTGTAGATCCACTGCATTACGTGAATATCGCTAAACGAGCATACTTTAATGAGTTTAACGACATGCCAACTTCGTTATACGCGATGTCAGAGGCTTATACAAAGTGTGATGTGATTTTCTATAGTGACACTTTAGCTGCAACAAGTGCTGTTGCTGGCGCATGGGACAGCACAACTCATGAACCTTTGTTTGGGACAGTTACAACGGCTGCATCAAATGGCGGTCCAGTTGACAACATTAATGTCGGAAGAGCAAAGACAAACTTTGAAAACTATGAAGCTGTAGAGCGCTACATAGCAAGTAAAGACTATTTGTTTATTCCGATTTTAAGCACGTTTAAAGCTGTCACTGAAAACTACTACGGCAGCTATTGGGCGGGCATGCAACCAAGTGATAAGACAGGTGAAACCCTTTCTATCGATGGCGTCCATTTCAATGACAACGGTGCAGCACTATTCTCGAAAATTGTTGCTTCAGTTTTTGATGAAATCTAAACACACAACAAACCACCACAAGCCTTAGCTTTAAATAAGTTAGGGCTTTTTTATTGCCGAAATTAGGGGGAAGGCATGGAATTTTGGAAATTCATTCAAGAGTTTCTACAGACTTTTGGCACAGCAATCACTTCATTTTTTATGGGGTTCATTATGGCTTATTTCCGAACGAAGAAAAAACTAGGTAAGGCTGATTGGGCTGAGTCCATTATGTGTGGGCTTTTTTCAGTTGGTGTCTGGTCTTTACTTGAGTGGCTAAATGTCCCGCAGATTGTATCTGTTGGTATTGCTTCTGGCATTGGTTATATGGGCACTCATTTTGTTAGTAACTTAATTGAAAAGCGAGTGAATAGAAATGAGTAAAACCACAAGCAATGCAGGGCTAAATCTCATCAAAGGTTTTGAAGGTAAGCGTCTTAATGCTTATGATGATGGGGTGGGTGTTTGGACAATTGGTTTTGGAACCATTAAATATCCTAATGGTGTCAGAGTTAAAAAAGGTGACACCTGCACTGAACAGCAAGCCGAAACTTATTTGAAAAATGATTTAACTAAGTTTGAAGTAGTTATCAATAAACTTGTTAAAGTTTCCCTTACTCAAAACCAATTTGATGCTCTAGCATCTTTTACTTATAACCTTGGTGAAACCAATTTAGCCAATTCAACTTTATTGAAGAAACTTAATAAAGGTGACTATCAAGGCGCTGCTGATCAATTCCTTGTCTGGAATAAGGCAGGCGGAAAAGTTTTGAAAGGTCTAGTTCGTCGCCGAGAAGCAGAGCGAGCACTCTTTTTAAAGAAGTAACTTATATGTGTAAGCGTACCAAAGTTGCATCGATCATCACATTGCTGTGCTTAATCTTCTCCGGTTGCACAGCTCACACTATTAATAGTAATGTGAATGTCTCGATTTGTGTAAGGGCTTTGTGATGTCGCAAGTCATGATCATGGTTTCGGAAGCGGGCAGGATGGAGAATACTTGCAATCTGCCCGCTGATTTAGATAAGAATGGGAATGTTCTTAAAATCTATGACTACTCATTAAAAGAGTTGCCGATTAATTTAGATGGCACCGTGACTTACAATGGCAAAAGATGGACCTTTGATAAGAAGCAAAATTACCTCTAAACCTGTGGATAAATCAGGCATTACGCCAAATATGCGCCAAAATATATCTAAGTTATTGATTTTATAAAATGTAATGGTGCGCTCGGCGGGGATCGAACCCACGACCCCAGGCTTCGGAAACCTGTACTCTATCCAACTGAGCTACGAGCGCATGTGTGGGGCACATCATAGGAAAAAAACACTTGCAGGTAAAGCACGAAATACGTACCAAGTGAATTTAATGCTTAATTAA